GGTGCTTCAGGTGCTATCAAACTTGAATGGAAATAAAGGTTAAGAGCAATGAAAGCACACATTATTCAAGACGGAAAAGTTGTCAACAACGTTGAAGTTGATAACCTTAATCACCCAGATGGTTTACTTATGGTTTGGGCTAGTGGAAACAGTGACATTGGTTGGGATTATATTGATGGTCAGTTTGTTGATAACAGACCTGCACCACCACAGCCACCAACACCACCAACACCAACTAAAGAAGAATTGTTAATGCAAATCCAAGCGTTACAAACTAAAGTTCTCGCTATAGTTGAGTAAACATCATGGCTCTCCACACTGATGAGTCAATAAAGCAGGTTGGTGATGCTATATCGATAATCACTGTAGTAGGTACGTTAGCTGAGCTGTTGCCTGCTATAGCTGCTGTCCTAACGATTATGTGGACTGCTATTCGTATATGGGAAACAGATACCGTACAGTGTATGTTTAAAAAGAAAGGAAAGACAAATGCCGATGGTGAACAATAAAAAGTTTCCTTATACCGCTAAAGGTAAAAAAGAAGCAGAAGAATACGCATCAAAGAAAGCAAAGAAGATGCACGAGAAAAAAGAATCAAAGGCTATGAAGGCTAAAGAGAAGAAGATGGGTTATCCTTCATGAAACAGAAACCAGCTAAAGTACGTAAAGTTATGAGAGAGTACAAGGAAGGTACTCTACATAGTGGTAAAGGTGGTCCTGTCGTTAAGTCTCGTAAGCAAGCAGTTGCTATTGCTTTGTCAGAGGCTGGTATGTCTAAGCCTAAGAAGAAGAAGAAATGAAACCAGGACTATATGCGAACATCCAAGCCAAGCGTAAGCGTATTGCTGAAGGCTCTGGTGAGAAAATGAGAAAACCAGGAACTAAAGGTGCTCCAACAACCAAAGACTTTAAGGAGGCAGCAAAAACTGCTAAGAAGAAATGAAAAAAGATTCTAGGTTAGAAAGAGCAGGAGTGTCCGGATATAATCGCCCTAAAAAAACACCTGGACATCCTACCAAATCACATATCGTAGTAGCAAAGGACGGTGATCAAGTTAAGACCATTCGTTTTGGTCAACAAGGTGTTGAAGGTTCTCCAGAAGGTTCTACTAGGAATAAGTCATTCAAGGCCCGTCATGCTAAGAACATCGCTAAAGGTAAGATGTCTGCTGCGTATTGGGCTGATAAAATTAAATGGTGATCTATGGCTACCTATTTAGACTGTATTAACGGTGTTCTTAGACGGATTAGGGAAACAGAGGCTATTACACCAACAGACACATCTTATGTTAAGTTAATTGGTGACTTTGTTAACGAAGCTAAACGTGAGATAGAGGACTCTTGGAACTGGTCTGTACTTCGTACTACTAAAACCATTACTTCTGTAAATGGTACACAGAACTATGCTATCACAGGTTCTAATCCACGTAGTAAGTTATTAGTTGTTTACATACCATCAGTGAAAAAAGACTTAACACAAGCAAGCCAAAACCAAATGCACTCGTGGGTTAACAATCAAGGTAGTGTGTCTGGTATACCACAATACTTTTCTATAGGTAACTCTAGCACTTCTGGTGAAATAACTTTAGACTTTTGGCCTATACCAGAACAAGTATACTCAATAAAAGTAGATTGTGTTGTACCACAAAACGAACTATCTAATGCTGCTGATGTTATCTACGTACCATCAGAATTAGTTATTCAAGGTGCTTACCTACGTGCTATCAATGAACGTGGTGAAGATGGTGGACGCTTAAGCGAACAACAAGCTGATCTTTATCGTAAAGCAGTAGCATCATACATTGCTATTGAAGCAGAAAGATATGCTGATGAGACAACCTGGGAGAATGTGTAATGGCTGCTGAAATGCGGTCAGTTAGTATTGTTGCTCCAGGTTTTGCTGGACTCAATACCCAAGACTCTTCTGTGTCTATTCCTAAAGAGTTTGCTTTAAAAGCTGAGAACGCTGTTATTGATCAGTTTGGTCGTATAGCCGCTAGAAAAGGATGGGATAACGTTAACACCACTTCTGGTTTTAATGGAGAAGAACCATCATTGTTGTTTGAGGTTGTTAAAAGCGATGGGTCTACACTGCTTGTATCTATTGGTGATAAAAAGATATTCACAGGAACAACAACACTTACTCAAGTTTATGCTGATGCTACCTGGACAGCACAGAACTGGAAAGCAGTAAACTTTAATAGCCATACTTACTTCTTTCAACGTGGTCACGATCCTTTATTGTATGATCATGCTGCTAATGTATGGCAGAAGATGTCAGCTCATGCCTCTTATTCAGGAACTGTTCCGTTAGGTAATGAAGTGTTAGCGGCTTACGGTCGTTTATGGGTTGCTGACACAACTACAGATAAGAAGACAGTAACATGGTCCGATACTTTGATTGGACACAAATGGAATGGTGGTATTTCAGGCTCACTAAATATTGAAAAGGTACTTACAAACGGTTCTGATAGCATAACAGCGTTAGCAGCCTTTAACGGGTTACTTGTTATCTTTTGTAAGAAAAGTATTATATTGTATTCAGGTGCTGAAAGCGATCCAACAACATCTTTAAAACTTGTTGAGGTTATCGATGGTGTTGGTTGTATTGCTAGAGATACTGTACAAGATGTCGGTAGTGATATGTTTTTCCTTTCAGACACTGGTGTGAGAAGTTTAGGAAGAACAATCCAAGAGAAATCAGCTCCTTTGTTCGACATATCTAAAAACGTAAGAGAAGATCTTATTGTTGATGTTCTTACAAACCAAACCACAGATGACATCAAGTCTGTGTTCGATGAGCTTAATGGTTTTTACTTACTTAGTTTACCAACAAGGTTGTACACGTATTGCTTTGATTTAAAACAAAGGCTTTCTGATGGAAGCTGTAAAACAACTACATGGACTATAGCCCCTAAGTCAATGCTGTCCACTAAAGGACGTAAGTTATACATTAGTCGTACTGGTTACATTGGTGAATATGGTGCTTTATACTCAGACAATGGAACTTCTTTTAGGTTTTCTTACTTCACATCACATATCAATGCTGATAATGCTGCACTACTAAAAATACTAAAGAAAATATCTATACTTATTATTGGTGGTGCTAACACTACAATGTTTTTAAACTGGGCTACAGACTATTCAGGTAACTATACGATTTCACAAATCCTACCTGTATTTAAACTACCAAGATCACAGTACAATGTATCTGAATACAATGTTGCGGAATTCAATTCAGGAACAATCATTACACAACTAAGACAACAAATAAGCGGTTCTGGTAGAGTGTTCCAAATAGGTATTGAAGCTAACATTAGTGAGGATGTTTTGTCTATTCAACAAATCGATGCTTTTTTTAAAGCTGGTAGAATCGCTTAAGGACAACAAATAATGAGCACGTCTATAGACGCTAAACTGTCAGCATTAGATAACATACTGTCTACTCCTGCGAATGCGCCTAATGTCACTTTAGGTTTGCTAAACCAAGCTAAGAACATAGCAGATAGTAACTATAAAAAAGGTAAGATAGACACACCTTTTGGTAACTTGTTTGCTAGAGATGCTGTGTTTTTGTTTGATGAGCTAAACAGGATGGGTGTGTCAGATCCATCTAAGTTGTCAGCACAGGTTGTAGGTGATAAGGTTGTATACAAAGATGATACAACAGGTAATGTTATTCAGGAAAGTAATGTATCTGAAGGTGGTAGTCTTAAGTTAGGTAAGACAGGCGGTAGAACTGGCGATGTTGAAGGTTATGACTTGTTCATGGTTCCTAACGAACAAGGTGGTTTAACACTAGCTAGTGACAAGGTAGAGCAAAGTAACTGGTTGAAGTTTAGAGATAACATACTGAAACCTGCTGCTGTTATTGGTGGTGCATACTTAGCTGCTACAACCCTACCAGGATTACTTGGTGGTGGAGGTGCTGGAGCCACTACGGCTGGCGCTGTAGGCACAGGCACAGGAGCGTTAACAGGCACTACAGGCTTACTTGGTGCAGAATCAGCTTTAGCTGTTGCCGGTGTTGAAGGAGCAGCATCACAGTTAGCAACTACTGCTTACGCTAATGCAATTGCAGCAGGTGCTACACCTGCTATTGCAGCTATTGCTGCTGATACTGCTGCTGGTTTAGCAGGTTCTGGTTTAACAGACGCTGCTATACTGTCTAGTGCTGCTGAAACAGCTTCTGCAACAGCCGCCACAGGAGCAGCCACTGCTGCTGGTGAAGTAGTAGGTGGTGGTGGAGCAATCACAGCAGGTACGACAGGTAGTTTACTAGGTAATGCCGCTGCTGGAGCAACAACAG